CGCCGTTGGCGTGGCTTGAAATACCAGTCATCCTTAACCCCGGCCATTTAGCATAATCAAAGTACCGTTTTCGTTGTATTCACGTACTGCATCGTCCACAACGGCTTTGTCCCAATGACGACAATCAGCCTGTACGGTTGAGTAAAAGTCCAGTATCCTAACTGGCGATCATAGTTAATTGCCGTTTCCTGTTCATTCAGTTTGTATTTCATTTTGCTACTCCATTCTTTCCTATGAAATCATTCCTATTTTGCGTTTTAACTTAGTAATTGGATAATTACCCATCACCACCCTAAAATTGAACACAGGCCATTTTTGGCTTGCACACAATCTACTGTGCTTTGTCGTCCATGATGGCTTGTTTCAGCCATTCATCATATTCTGCTTTAGCATCCGCCTCTGAGCGAGGTTCAAAGTCGTCGTACTCCCGAAGTTTGTCCATTAGATCACCTCCATCGCAAATTCTAATGTCCAACATGTCAGAATACATATGCAGCCTACAACCAATATTTTTGTGCCAAGCTTATAATCGAACCAAAGCGCGCATGATTCTCCAATTATCAGTGCGACAATGCCGGCAAATAATAATACGTTTTCAATGCTATTAATAGCCTTAACGAAATGCCGTTCATTGTTCAGTCTGTCATACATCATCATGCATACAGTAGTTGGTTTAATATCAACAGCATTCGCAATGTTCACAACAAATCGAATAATAATCTTCAGCAAGTCACGGCCGGTAATTTTTTCTGGTAGCTGATCAACAAAGACGTCCCAAGCCCTGTTTGACACTTCGACTAGTTCTTTGTCAGTCATCGCGTCCTCCGATTGTGCTTTGTTGTCCATTAAATCGCCTCCAGTTCGCTTGCTTCCACGTCTTCGATCAAGGCATGGTTGTCTGCGTCCCATAGATCAACCGTACCGTCTTGCCAGGTAGAATGGATCGTGAACGCTACCTTGCGCCATCTAACCCGGTCGCCCGGCCATAATTCTATTGTCTCCACGTTATCCCTCCATTGCCCGCACGTCTGACATCCCGTTAAATGCGATGCGGTGGGCTTTCTTCTTTGTCACCAGGCGGCTTACGATCTTAGGGTCGTAAATCCGCTCCAGTTCTTGATTTGTGTTGTTGGTCGTGATGATCGTCATCTTGTCTTGTTTGCTATACCTGGCGTTGGCCACCTCATACATCAACTGCTGCAGGTTGGCGTGTGCGCCTTTGTATCCTGGTTCATTAATCCTGCTGACTAATCCGCCTTCTGTCCCGAAGTCGTCCAAGATCAAGACGTTGACTTCTGTCATCGCCCGCTTAATGTTGGCTATCCGTTGCTTGACGTCGTAGGCATCAAATTGCGCTTCCACCAGCGACTTAAGCTCAGTCGTGGACACGAACATCCATGACCAACCCTTGTCTTGCTTGAGTTTGTCTGCAATTGCTAATGCCAGGCTAGTCTTGCCAGTACCTGGCGATCCTAACAGCGCCACATTAAAGGCACCGTTCTTGGTTGCCTCTTGAACAATCATCCACGCCTGGTTACCAATGGCGCGCGCCCTTTCTTGGTCGGGTTGTTTATTTGGCTGCCAGTCCCCAAAGGTGAAGGTGATCGGAATTCCTGCTGGCCATAATGACTTGTCAAGGTACACCATTGCCTTCTGTACTTCCATTTGCTTAGTCAGACGCCGTGACAGCTCCCGTTCTCGTTGATCTCGTTCTTCCGGCGTTGGGATGTGAACCGGCTTATCAGGTAGGTGTTGCCTAGCCAGCTCACGAAGCCCAGCCGGAATACTCTCCAGTAGACTTTCGTTCATGTTTATCTCTCCTATTCGTAGTAGCGATCGTAAGGGTTAGCCGGTTGCCTGGTTGGCATCGGCTCATTTAAGTAGCTCTCAAACTTCGTTCCAAAGAGGGTCGCCGGTCGTAAGTACTGGCTCATCTTTGGGTCGCTCTTCCAGGCAGCGACCTTAATGTCGATGACTTTCTTAAAGTCCTCGATCTCAAAGCCCTCATTAGACCTTGCCTTGATCAAGCGTTGAGTTGCCTTGCTGCTTGCTCGATAGCTAGTACCGACCTTGCTGTTAAGGTAGTCAAGAATTTCTTGATAAGGGGCGTCGTCGGGCTTGCCCGACAATATATCTTCTTCTGTTTTATTAGATGCTCTATTAATTGTTCTATTATCTGTGAAGTCTGCTTCACTACCCCCGTGAAGTGAGCTTCTATACCCCCGTGAAGCTGACGTCACTACCCCCGTGAAGCCAGTTTCACTACCTAGCGAGATCTCACGGCGGACGATTTGCTTTCCATCATAGATATTGTTTCGCTTGATATATCCGTATTCCTCAAGTCGATTAAGACAAGCAATAACGGTTCTGTTTGTGCAATTAAGCCGTTTAGCCATTGCAGCATTGCTCATAAAAAAGCTGTCGGTCACGTTAAGCATGGCGTAAATCTCGCCATAGAGAAGCTTGTCTTTATCTTTGAGGCGATTGTCATGAGCAACTCCAACCGGGATATTAAGGAATAGGTTTGCGCCTTTGTATCCTTCCATCGTTCAGTCCTCCTTAAAACGGTGGGTTATCGAAATTGAACCCTGCTCCTTGATTGTTTCCAGCTTGGTTGCCCGGTTTAGAGTAGCCAAAACCATTTTGATTGTTTCGCGATCCCGTTGGCCCTTGATTGCTATCAGGGCGCTTTACCCCGTTAGGTTGACTTTCACCGTCTAATTTTGGCAGGTGGCGGGTTACCTGCAGGTTGTAGTATCCTTTGCTATTTGGTCGATCCGACCACTTAACTTCAATCGCTAAGGTCTTGTTTCGCAAGCTTTGTGCGAATGCTGGCATGCTTGAGATTTGTAGGCCGTCTTGAGCACCTACCGCCCAAGCTAGTGTGCTAAAGCGACGAACTGAATTGTTGTAACTGTCCTCCGTCGTTTCATCCCATACTTGATTGTCAAAACGTACTTGACCGCCTGCGTACTTACCATCGATTACTTCATAATCCAGTTGCAGCATTTCATTACCTGTTGATTTTGTGTGAGTTGCAATGGCCTTAACAATCTTTACGTTGTAAGTACCAGCCTCTTCTACGAACGTGCCACCGTTAAAAATGTTGTTTGAGTTTGTTGTGAATCCAAAAGCCATAGTTATTTCTCCTTTTTCACTTGGTTTACTAAATCAAATAGCTCGTCTGCATTAATCAGTTTCCGGTCATCTAACCGGTTCTTAGCATGGTTACCTCGCTCGGGGTCGAGGTCAATCAGCCGCTTACCATCTTTGATGTAAATCCTCCCAACCAAGTCAAACATTGACGTGAAAGCGTTGAAAGTCTTTTCGTTCATGTCAGCAGAAAATCGGCCTTCCATAAATTCAGGGCCCTTATCCACCTGGTGAGCGGTAGCATACACGTTGACGTTTGATTGCCGCAGTATTGTTCCCATTTGCCTGAACCATAATTGCAATTTTTGGTAGTTTTGCCGGCCGTCCTTGCTAGCACCGTCAATATTTTCGAGTACCATGTTCTGTAAGGATGTCATGTTGTCAAGAGCAATGGTGTCGTATGCACCAATCGCTCCACTTAGCCATTTTTCGACAATGGACTGGATTTGTGGCATGTCTTCTTGTTGCACGATTGCAACGTCCAAACCAGCCGTTCCTTTCAAGACATCTGTTGACAGGTCAAAGCTAATTAGCAACTTCTTTTCACCTGGCATTAGCTTAAATAGGCTTGTTTTCCCAGTTCCGCCATCCCCATAGACAAAGTACATGTGGCTTTGCGGTGGCAGTTCGCCGTTCTTGAAGAATTGCATTACTTAACCTCCTTCCACGAATCCTTTTCAGTTCGTTTCTTGATCGCAAGCGTTGAAGGCTGATCCTTAACAGCCACACCGGATACCACTTCGCCATCCGATGTAATTACTTTTCCGTCTGGAGTAATTACCAGGTCTTTCTTAAGATCTCCCCACTTGAGTTTTATACTTTTTTGTTCTTCGACTAAGTCAGTGCCTTTAAACTGCTTAATCAGTTCTTCGTCGCTTGTCTTGACGATCGTTTGTTTTGGTTTCGTCCATGTCAGTCGTCCTAACACTCCTTTGTACTCGTAGTCGGGTTCTTCCGACTTCTTGAGTTCGGCGTAATCGGCGATTAACCCGCGCATGTATTCAATTGTCTTTTGATTGCTTTTCTTGTGCTGTTCGACGTATTCTTTCGTGGCTTCAAGAATCTTATCCTGGTTGTCGTTATCATCTTGTGCTTCTTGAATCTTGCGGAAAGCCCATTCAAGTTGGCCTTCATTTTCGATGAAGAAACGTTCGCCCTGCTTTTCGCCGGTTTCTTCAAACGACGCTTTCACGTCTTTTAATGTTGGTTCCATTGTTAGTCCCCCAATCGCTTGTTTAGCTCTTTATCAATCATGTCTTTTGCAACGTCTAGTTGTTCCTCAATTGCCACAACTTCATGCTTGAGTGCGCCAGCTGTAACTGGCTCATCACGGATAATTGAATCTAAGTCCGCTAACGCTTTAACCAAGCGATCTTCGGCATGTTTGAATCCGTTTGCGTAATAATCCGTATTCATGCTACAATCTCCTTAGAATGTGTTTTTTATTTGGCCTAGCGGTTGCGCCCGCTAGGCTTTTTCTGTTGCGGAAAGCTGTACTTGAAGCTGGTTAGGACTAATGGCACGATAGCCACCGTCGCTAGTGCCACCTGATTCGTAAGTAACAATACGATTGCTAAGACGAACAAGGCGACGTACGCCAATCCTTCAGTGCTAGTCATTACCTATCCTCCTTTAAAACACGGATTAACCGTGCGCTCTGCTCTGGACTTAACTTAACTTGGCTAAGCTCCTCGCCGGTCTTAGCGTCAAAATTCTTCACTTTCATAGTCTTTTTTCTCCTGTCTGCTACAATTGACTCATCTCCTAGCGAAAGGAGGTGAAAAAATGCGGCTTAACCCTGATTGTTTACGAGATGTACTCTTAATTGTGGAATCCTCAAGTACTTTCGATAAAATTGTTACGATGGATGATTTTCAACAATATCCGTCATTTGATAGCTACAATGTGGATACCTGGCTTTACCACATTCGCCAGGCTAGCCAGGCTGATTTACTTGATGGAACAGAATTTACAATGGATGGATTGTTCCTAATTAAGGATTTAACACCAAGAGGCCATGAATTTTTGGCCAATATTAGAGAAGAACATAACTGGTCAAAAACCAAACATATTGCAGCCAAAGTTGGTTCCTTCTCAATTAGTGCACTCTCCTCTATTGCTACTAATGTTGTCGCTTCGTCAATTGATCGTTATCTAAGCCATTAACTTTGGCTAAAAATTCGATTTTCACGTTGGTACTATCACCAGCGTGTTTTTTTATTTCAATATCAGTAACGTAAGGAATGCGGTTTCCATTTAAATAGATCTTTCCATCCTTGAAATAAACGCTATTCATTTCTTGGTTTTCCATGCTTTTTCCTCTTAATAGTCTTCGTCGTCTCGAATGTCATCATGGTGGTCTAAGAAGATTCGCAGTGCGTCTTCGTTGTAGTAGTATCGTTCTCCTTGCCAGTAACCGTAGCGTCCCCGCTCGCCGTGTGGCGCCTTAAGCCCTAAGATTTGGCCCCACTTGCCGACGTTGTATGGTGTGGTGCCAATCTGGCGGGCAACATTAGTAGCGGATAAGCTTAGCGGCTGAGCAACTGGCATAACCGACTTATTGAGCGCTTCATTCAGGATTAGGTTGCGATCATGACGGTTTTCCATCCGATCGGCAATTGAAATTAAGTTCTTGACCTCGTTGTTAGCATTCTGGCGTTCCATTTGAATTAAGTAATCCCGGTGATATTCAAGTTCACCTTTGCGGATTGCCAATTCATCCTTAAGCAAGTGGCCTTCCAACGCCTCGTTGTGTTCTTTCTGGTACTCGTTAAACAGTCCAACGTAAGTTGCTGTGAAGATCGTCCCCTTCTTGCCGGTCAGCTTGTTGGCCACGAACTCGCAACCTTGCTTGGTCAGTAGGTAACATGTGTAATTCTTTCCTGTACCTGCTTGATAACTTGATTCGATAAAGAAATCATCAGAACGCAATTTTGCGTTTTGACTCATATCGCTGATATACCGGCGAATATCGCGAACTAGATCTGTGTGGCGCTTGCCGATCATCTTTGCCACATCTCGGCTATCCATAACTTCCTGATCGTTTACCTGCTTGATTAAGATCTCGTTTTCCATTAGTTATGCTCCTTTTATTACGATTAAATCGTACTACTTGGTCAAAAAAATAATGTCGTTGTAAGTGACGTTGAACTTTTTTTCGATCTTTTCGATCGTAGGAACGTCAGGAAAGGTCTTTCCATGCTCGTAGTTTTGCCAAGTGTATTGGCTGACACCAATCGCTTTAGCAGCTTCTTCCTGAGTCATTCCTTTGTTAGCTCGAAGTGCCTTCAAAGTAACTCGCATTCGTTTAACCTCCTTTCAACAGTTCCCATAATATTACGATTAAATCGTTACGTCAATGCTTTTTTACGGTTTTCTGTAAAAAACTATCTGAGTATGTATTTTTTTACGGTTTTAGTGTACAATCAAATCGTAATATTCTTATATTAGTCATTTAAAGAGGTGCAAAAATTGAGTGATCTAGGGAATAAAGAAGTCATGGCCCAAAATATTCAGCATTACATGAATGAATGGGGTATTTCTAGGAAGGAGCTTGCTAACAAGCTAGGCCTTAGTTACACGACTTTATCTAGTTGGCTTCAAGCTGATAGTTATCCACGAATCGACAAAATAGAGAAAATGGCCAACTTCTTTCAAATTAGCAAGGCCGATCTTGTAGAACGTCACCAAAATGATGATCGCCCAGCTGAATTAACTAAAACCAGCGCCTGTCGCCTACTCGATCGATCCGGGATATATCTGACGAGGAACGCCAGGACATCATTAACCTGGTTAAGATTGCCATGAAGAACCGCCGTCGGATTTAGGGGGGTGGTTATATGACCGATTTGGAGAAATTGGAGAATCAGTACCCAGAACTGCGGTTTTGGTCAATCGATGTACCTAACCCACACTTTCACGGTGTGATCGTAGGCTTGAATGTTTACATAAATGAAAATGATGATGACTTAACTAAGCTAAAAACTGCTTTACACGAAGTATTCCACCACGAAATGGATTGTGGTGATCTATCTAATAATCGTCAGACAATTGTATTAAAATCAGAGGGTGCGGCACGACGATTCGCAGATAAACAATTAAAATTAAGCATATAGGATACGTCCAAACCTGATTGACGTTAAAAGCTGTTGGGAGGAATTTTTATGACGATCATCAAGAATAAGTACGTCCTATGGACAACCGGTATCTTTGCTGTTATCGGAATTACCCAAGGCATCGGTGGATTTATCGGGGGAGCACTTGGAGGATTTGGTATTTCTGCTAGCTTGGTTTTAATCTTTAAGGCTCTTTCAAAGGCTAATGACAAGCGTAAACAGATGGCCGAAGAAAGGGCACAGATTCCTAAAGAGGTACTGCAAAAGAAAAAAGAGGAAAAGGCTCGCATTAAAGCCGAAAAGAAGGCTCAGGCTGATGCTGAGGCTCAAGCAGTTATCCAACAGCTGAAGAAAGCTAAGCAAGACAGAATGCAAGCAAAAATGAAATGTCCACGTTGCGGTAGCAAAAACATTCAACCGGCCGGTAAGCACACCGAAAAGTTTTCTGGTGGAAAAGCGGCTGCAGGGACTGCTGTTGGTGCGGTTGCTTTTGGACCAGTAGGGGCTGTTGTTGGTGGTTTAGCTTCTGGATTTACTGGAAAGCAAACTAAAAAATCCGATTGGGTGTGTCTGGATTGCGGAAGGTCATTTACGATCAAATAAAAAAGCGCCGGTCATAATGGCCGGCCTTATTTGTAGTTTTATTTGATTCGATAAAGAAATCTAACGCGCGCAATTTTGCGCTCGTTGCCATATCACCAGAATTCAATTTTCTCCACTTGTGGAGAACCATCAGAACTCAATTTTGAGTTTTGACTCATATCAGACGGGCTCAATTTTGAGCCGGTTAAAAGTTGGCCACAATTAGACAACGCATAATCCAATTTTGGATTTTGATAAAAGAATTTAGCCGGGCTCAATTTAGATCCGGGCTCCATATCACGAGAGCGCAATTTTGCGCTCTCCTCTAAATCGTTGATATGTTGGAGGTATGTATGAAGATAGCAGTTTATGTCAGAGTTAGCACGTTGGAACAAGCGGAGAGTGGATACTCAATCGGAGAGCAGACCGAAAAATTAACTGCTTACTGTCGGGTTAAGGATTGGCAAGTCGCTAAAATTTATACCGATCCCGGTTTTTCCGGATCATCCCTAGACCGACCAGCAATGCAACAATTGATTGGTGACTGTAAGTTGGGAGTCTTTGACGCGGTCCTGGTTTATAAGCTAGACCGATTAAGTAGGTCACAAAAAGATACGCTGTATTTGATTGAGGACGTCTTTAATGCTTATAACATCCACTTCATGAGTTTGTCGGAGAATTTCGATACTTCTACCCCTTTCGGTAAGGCAATGATTGGGTTGCTGTCAGTCTTTGCTCAACTAGAACGGGAGCAGATCAAGGAACGGATGCAAATGGGCAAACTAGGTCGGGTTAAAGCTGGTAAGATATCCGCGTGGTCTAACGTACCGTTTGGCTATACTAAGGTTAAGGATAGCTATGATGTCGACCCACTGCGGGCTGATATTGTTAGACGCATCTATGCGGACTATCTAGCCGGCAAATCTATTACCAAGATTATGAAGGAACTTAATCGAGAAGGTCATATTGGCAAAGGGGTAGCCTGGTCATATCGAACGGTGCGCCAGGTTCTAGGCAACGTTACATACACCGGTCGAATTATCTTTAAGGGCCAAGTTTACGACGGCTTGCATACCGGCATTATCAGTAAGGCCGATTGGGACGAGGTGCAACGAGTGCTCAAGATTAGGCAACTAGACCAAGCCAGAAAAAGTAACAATCCTAGACCCTTCCAGGCTCGCTATATGCTGTCCGGCTTGCTCAAGTGCCATTATTGCGGTGCTACACTAGCGATTGCTAAGAGCCACACGAAAAACGGCCCGCTGTGGCGTTATGTCTGTCCAACTCGCCATGCTAACAAGTATCACAGGAATAACGCGGCCAGGTACCGGATCCCACCAGTTAATTGTGAGCTAACGTATAAGTATAAAGATGACCTGGAAGAGGCGGTGCTCCGTGAGGTTAAGAAGGTAGCACTTGATCCCGATGCGGTAGTCGCTAGCCAAGACGACGGTCAACCAAAAATCGATAAGCAAGCAATCAAGGCGCAGTTAGCCAAGATCAAACGGCAACAAGCAAAACTGGTGGATCTCTATCTGTTGAGTGATGACCTAATGTTGACCAGCTTCACGATCGGGCCGAAAAGCTTAAAGTCCAAGCTGATGCTCTCCAGGCACAACTTATCCATGATGCCAAAAAGGCCGACGCCTTTAAAAAGACGGCGACCGATGCTGCACAGATTGATCAGCTAGACTATGAGCATCAAACCGCTATCGTGAGGATGCTCATCGATCACATCAACGTAAGTAATACTGGTTTAGATATTTACTGGCAAATCTAATGGTCGCTTTAAAAGGCGGCTTTTTTCTTGCCCAAAATAAAAAGATTTAGAGAGTGCCATTTCAACCACAATCTCTAAATCTTTTCTAATCTTACAGATCGTCCAGTAAGACTAAAAAGGCCCCGCCATTAAGCAGGGCCTTTTTTAGTTTTCAAGGTATTTGATGAAGTTCTTTGCATTTTCTTCGTTATAGTTGGGACTGCTCTTGACCTGCTCGAGCAACAAGCTAGCAATCTTATCGTAGCCGATTGCCTCTTCGGCTTCAACTAGATCTTCAAAGCTCAAGTCTTCAAAGTCATTCTCGTAGAAATTCTGCCAAAAACCTAGTGTCCCATTGTCAGCTCGGTAGGTGAGAACAACACCTTGCTCCGGATCTGAAGGGGTAGAGTCGGCGACTTCCACCCATTTTAGTAATGCTTCATATAATCTGTTCTCAGTCTTGCTAGTGGTTTTCATTTTTCTGTCTCCTTTTCAACTCTTTCTCAAGTTCTTTCAATGCCTCCACGTAGTCTGCGTGGTTGGCGTTGATATGCTCTTCAGCTTTACTACCCGGTTTCGGGTTAACAAAGCTGAAGGCCGCCCGCCTCAACTTCGTGTAAGCCGTTCGGTGTGGGTTTTCCTTCTCCCACTTCCTACTGGCCTTTACTTGACTTTTGCTTACCATTTCCTATCCCCTTTCTATGTTTATATTATAACGCCCCGTTAGATAGATTGCAATGCTTTTTTGGCTAAAGCGACTACGATGTCTTTGTTTCCTTCGTCGTAGGCTTTGCTGCTGTACAATTTACCAGTCTGAACATCGATCCAAGACTTTACGCCAAGTAATTTGCTGGCAAGACTATGGGAGATTTCTTCCCCTGAAATTCGGAGTAGCTGATGCGACCACTCTGTAGCGATCGATTTCCAGCAAACCCGCTTTTCAAGGTCAAAGTACAGACGATCCTTGTCGCACTTTGCCCAGCGGTTGAAACCCTTTCTTTCAAGAGCTTTGATCGTCTTTTCGGACAATCCCTTTGCCATCGCCCATGCCATCTTGAGGGCGCCGGCGATGTATTCGATTGCCTTGCCGCCAAACTTGTTGGCAGCGCCCTTAGCGATCTTCCAAGCGTTATTCATGATTTTCTTCATCATTTTAGGTTCCTCCTTTATTCCTTCCCTTGATTACATATATATTATATAACGCCCCGTTATATAATGCAATACATTTTGAGAAAAAACAAATGCTTTTTACCCTTTTAAACGCAAAAAAATCCCCCTCACCAGTTAAGGCAAGGGGGATTAATCATTTAATAGTAGAGAGTTTGGCCGGGATAGATCAGGTTAGCGTTGGCAAGGCCGTTCTTAGCCTTTAAGGCTGTCCAGGACGTGCCTAATCGGCTAGCAATGCCGGATAGTGTGTCGCCAGACCGGACCGTGTAGGACCGTGCGGACGATCCACCGCTTAGCTTGAGCACTTGGCCTGGATAGATCCAGTTCGGATTGCTGATACCGTTCAGACTAGCTAGCGTGCTCGTTGACGTGCCATAACGGCTGGCGATCCCGGATAAGGTGTCACCATACCGGACGGTGTAAGCCTGCGTCCCCGTGGACGTGATCGGTGTGGTGGCTTTATTGGTGACCGTTGATCCGGCACCGCTGTCGGCCACTCGGAGCACTTGGCCTGGATAGATGAGATTAGCGTTTTGGATACCGTTAAGCGTAACTAGCGCGTTTACCGTCATACCGTAGCGGCTAGCGATGGCCGACAGTGTGTCGCCATAGCGTACGGTGTAGTTGTGCGTGTCCTGGTGAAGCTGCTTACCAGTCGTGATGGCTGGGGTCGTAGTCTTTGGTTTTTGAGCGTCACCGCCCTTGTAGCCATTCTCCGTGATCCCGGTGAAGTCCACGTTCCCATCAAGCCCGCCTGACACGTACGTTGACGTAAATTGGAAGAGCTGGACGTTATTAAACGACGGGAAATAGTTGTAGTCCGGCTCAGATGCTACTTGATAGTCTTTATATTCCGCCAACCACAGTGGCCACTGACTAGCAATTTCTTGCAAGCCCGCCGATCCTAAATGGTTAACCAGGAAGCCCTTATATCCATACAGAACGGCCGTGTAGCCAGCGTCTTGCACCCGCTGGAGTGCATACTCAACGCTTGCCAAGTCCGGATTACCGGATTCCACGTCCAACGCCACAATTGAACCTTTAGGTGTTTGGACTTTCGGCAAGTAGTAGTCAAGCATTTGGTCGGCTTGGGCCGTGCCGCTAAACTGGGCGTAGATATAGGTGTGCGCCCGTTTGTTTAGGGCGATTGTGTTGGCCACCTGCGTACCGTAGGTTGTCTGATCGACAAAGTAACCGTTATAGTAGCCACCAATTTGACTAACCGAGAAGTCGTCCCGATCATAACCCCATTTACCGTTATTGCCTTGATACTTAGACCAGTCCACCCCGTAGTGCTTCACGGTCGTAGCATGTGCCGTACCTGATAATGGCAAAAGTAAAAGCGCGATCGCCACACTTGCGGCCCCGCGCTTAATCATCTTCATCTTTTGCATTTTTAATTCTGTGCCCCCTTCAAAGCGTCAAGCTGCTTTTGAGCGGTGGCCTCTTGCTCCTTCAAGCTCGCTAAAGCCGCCTCAGCCTTAGCAATTTCGGCCTGCGTGTCGTCTGCCGGCTTAGCTTGTGGGTAGGCGTCTAAGGTACCCTCTGCCTTAAGCTGAGCGTAGGCGGCTTCGATCGCATTCTGTAAAGTCGCTTCGTTCGTGTCATTAAAGCCAAGATTAGCCAAGGCTTGCTTGACGATCTGGACGGCATGGGACTTTTTAGCTTCACCTTCGATAGCCTTTTCCACCCCGAGTTGTTGCATGGCCACGACCGCGTCCTTAGCTAAAGTTGGCAAGATTGAAACGATAGTTTCAGCCGTTCGGTTGCCCTTTAACCACTTAGACAAGTAAGTAATGATGATTGGTAGTGAAGCCACTGCCACCGCTGTGATTACGTCCGCAATTGAGTTTACTTCCATGTTTGTTTCCTCCTATTTAATGTCTTGTGCCTGAATATCTTCTGGCGCTTGGCCCGCTGGGCTTGCTGGAACTTCAGTGATTGGGTCTGGCACATAGATTTCTGCGTCAGCCACCATGGCCTTAATCTTAGCCAAGCCAAGGCGCTCCCAGTCATCTGTGTTGTCAGTCAGCTTAATTCCATCGGATTGTCCTAGCGTCATCTGACCACCCAAATACTTGGTGGAGTCTTCTGAGTTACGAATTGAGTAAGGCAAGATTACCTGCGATAGTTGAATGCCCGTACTGCCGTTAGTTACTTGAATTTGTGGATTGTTGAAGCTTACTGATACTGTCATTTTTATTTCCTTTCATGAGTCGTTAAATATTGGCAGGTACCCAAGTCTTACCATCTGTTGTCTTTTGGATCCCACTTGTAGTAACTCTCAGCCCGTAATTCCCTTCCAATATGGTAGTTGCTGCCAGAGTTGTGTTGCCGACAAGTGTCTTGTCCCCAGCAATTGTTTCATTGCCTGCGTTGTGTACAACGTTGGCATCATTTGCAATCAGTGTCCAGCCGTTGAGGGCTCCATTATTGACATTAGACGAATAGATTGCATTATTCCCAAAGAGTGCCGTCCTAATTACACCCGTTGTTTCAGTATTCCCAGCCACCACTTCGATGACGGCCCACGTCAAATCGCCAGTTGGCCCGTTAGCAATAGCATCATTTGCAACATACCATAAACCTTGGTACGTTTTCATGTGCGTTGCCAAATAATTAAAGTCGTGCGCCACATCAGGTAATGGACTTGTCTTCTTGACAGATGATAAGTCCACAGGCCCCTGTGGTCCAGTAGCACCAGTAGGCCCTTGAAGTCCCTGTGGTCCTTGGTCACCCTTGTCACCTTTAGGTCCTTGTGGGCCTTGTGGCCCAGTATCTCCTTTAGGTCCTTGCGGCCCTGTTGCTCCAGTCGGTCCAGTATCGCCTTTGTCACCTTTGTCACCCCGAGGGATGTTAAAGGTAACGTAGTTCTTACCATCCGCAGCCGCTTGCACAACAGTAGCAGTCTGATCGGGTTCAATCGTGTTAACTTTAAAGACGTAGTTCATTCCGATGTTCATAACGGCTTGTCAACCACGTCTTGGAACCAATCGTCTTGATTTCCTTCTCAGCTTGGTCAGTGATATGGCATAGATTGTAAAAGGAATCGTCTGACTCGGTGACGGATAGATGGACCGTTGTTTGGTACCATCGGGGTCAATCCACTCTTCCCAAACTTCAAGTTGATATGAGCCAGTCGGAAGTTTTGTGAAGTCCCCACTGTCAACGATCAGGCTTGTTTGATCGACCTTGACTGCATAATCGCCAACGTAGTTCGTGCCGTCAGAGACCTTAGCTGTCCAGGTGTGCGTAACATCGGGACGCTGAGGGAAACCACTCTCGTTCTTAATCGAGATAGTGATGTCCTTCGTAGTCTCAAGATGCTTAAAATTCATATCGTTGGTGACAATGTTGTCTAAACTTAAATCTGCCATTATTTCACCTCTCATTGCTGTTTGTTTTCATTTATCATCACGTGTTCTTCGATTCTCGCCAACTGGATGTCATGTCTGTCGGCCGTTGCCTCGACTTTATCGAGCCTTCGGTTGGTCGACTCACGGTCGGCTTTGAGGCTGTCTAAAACAATGTTGACCTTGGCCATCGTTTCGTTAAGCTTAGCGATTGACTCGGTCAACTTTTCAAAATCAGCTCTGTTAGAATCCTTAGCTGTATGGCTGATTGCAAAGTTAGCATAGGTAGCAACCACGCCAACCAGAGTAAAGATCGCCACCAAATCGCCCCATTCAAACCCGAAAGGGTGGTGCATGTCCATAGTCATCACCACCTAATAGTCTTGCGTGAGAATGATCAGCGACAACCGAATCGTCCAGTTGGTCCGTGCCCCCTTCATAGAAAGCCCAATTTGATTACTCTTCGTTCCTAAGTGAGGGAGCGCGTATGAACTTGCCCCATTGGCATCATTCCAGTAGACTTGTGCGAAGGCCGTGTCCGCGTTATCAACTACCCATGGGAGAGTAATACTTCCTTCGTAATACTCATCTGTTGAGTTGACCACTAAGTCGCCCCGCCCAACGATGATGACCAAACCATCCATAATCTTGTAACGGCTTAATGCGAATTGGTTAGTCCCAGCGCTTGGTGCCGTAAAAGCTCCGCCCAGCGTGTAGTTTCGCGTCCATGATTCTTCCACGGATAGCTTGCCAGCCATCTGAGAGCTAACGGATGTCGACACAGCGTTGATGTTGTTAGTCAACGTAGACTTAAGGCTGTCTAACGTAGGGCTAACTAAACTATTGATCGTTGTCGTGCCGTTAAAAGTGTTGTTGCCAGTAAAGGTGTTCGCCCCAGAAAGAGTTGGGAAAGAATTAGCCTTAGCGGCGGCCGTGATAGCGTCTAAGCTTGCTTGAGCTTCATTAGCTAGTGGGGCCGCGTTGCTAACTTGCGTTTGCAATGCCTGGAGTTGGCTACTAATGGAAGCATTTACCGATTCCATTGTGTTGCTCATCAGATTGTTATAGATCTCGCTTTGCCCGGTCGTCATGATGGTGGCTGATTCAAGTACTTCAAAACTAACGTTAATCGTACTGATAACTGTGTCACTCGAAATTGACCTAAGTTCGAAGTAAGCCGTGCTATACGGCCCATCAGCCTGGTAAAACTGAGCCGGAACCGTAAATTGTACTAACCCACCCGCTGATGAATCGACAGCGGTCATGGTGTCAGATACCTTTGGCGTCCCGCTTGCGTCTTTGGCCTTAAGGACTAGCTTTTGGCCATCCATGTTGTGAGGTGTATCCCCATCTTTAACGGCTAAATAGACAATCCACCCAGCGTCACCCTGGTGTCCAGAAAGCTGTGGGACGATCACCGAGCGGGTTGAGCCAACCGTGGTGTCTAGCACAACATACTTGCCTTGTGGGGTGGCGGGGTCACCTACTAAATTTGCCATTTGCATATCTCCTTTAAAATTCGTTTGCATAAGATTGTAAGTTATTGAGCGTGGATTCAATCGTGGACCATAAGGCGTTGATTGCGTCCACGAAGTCACTATCGAGGGTCAACCCTGTTGGTGGCGTTAAAATCACCGTTGTGGTTGCTTGCCCGGTTTGCTGATCAAGGACACCATAAGAGTTAGCTACCTTGATCAAGTTGTTTAGGTACATCTCAAGGGAACCAAACAGATTAAACATGTAGTTACGCACCTCACGACCGAGTGTAGTCACGGATGGTGGGGTAACTGTTTGAGCGTCAATCGCACCGGTTGAAAAAACCGATGAAATTTGGCTGTTGCGCCGTTTATATAATCAACTACAAGCTTGTCGTTGCTTGCCAAGTTGTCGAGCAAGTCGGATGCTTGTGTGAGTCGAGCGAGCTTAAGTTGTGCCGTGTTTGTGGTTGGTGATGGTGTGGGTGTATCGCTGGTGTTAGCCATCGCTTTTAGCTTATCAGCGATTTGCCTAGCCAGTTTGGCCATCGTGGCCACCGTCGGATGTACTCCATTAGCACCGTCGCCAAGCGTTTCAGCACAGTTTTCCGGAGTGATTACCGGGTCGTCCCGCCAATCTAAAAAGGCCACCCCGTTTTGCTGGGCGACCTCTTTGATTAAAACATCAAGCTGGTTTTGCGACCAAAATTGGCTGTTGAGATCATAAAGCGTTTTGCCACCCCATCGAAAATCTTGCGTTGGCAAGATAACCAATAGCTTAGCCGTTGGATTTTGCGCTTTGGCCTTAGTGATCCCGGCTTGCAAGCATTGCTTGATCGCGTCTAAAGAATCTGGCCAACCAAAATTATTAACCCCATACATCCACATCGCATAGTCGTAACCGGTGATTGGGTGTTGGTCCATGATTCCCGGGAACCCAGTATAGGACTGGTCGTACTTAGTGCCACTGATTGCCCAGTTCTCAACTTCCCAACCCAGTTCATTACCGACTAGCTCCGGGATTCGCTGGTCGTTTCCAACGTTTTTAGTGCCGTCCCATCCGGCAAAGATTGAATCACCAAAGGCGATTAGCTTTGTCATTTAACCACCTCCTTTCTAATCTATTTAGGTACTCCTAATATGAATGAATAGTAGTCTAACCCACTAATATTAATGACACCATCAGAGCCAACGTTAAGTTTCTGTGGAGTTAGATTCTCCAGATTAAACAAGTACCAATCATGGTCAGTTACACCTTTATTTAGAGTAACCTTAACATTACCAACAGGCTTAGTAATTGTCCGGTTAGCATCAGTATCACGCCATTGATCGCCATTTGTCTGCATATTAATAACGCTTAAACCTAAATAACCTTTATCATTACCACGAGAAATACCACATATCTGACCAGCAACTAGACTGTCAACACTACCACCGTCAATTGTAGCCAAACCGTCAACTTTATAGCCTTGACCAATAATCTCTTTAAAGGCGACAAAGAAATCATATAGCTCTGGTAAATAAGTATTTTTAAGGCTATCGCTCATATTAAGATTATTATTCGGGAAATATTCATTATCTAGTAAATGTTCACCGACTTCAAGGTGCATACCGCCACTTGCCATAATAACCAAGTCAGTTAGGATAATACCATCATCATTAAAGTTCTTACCTTGGTTAGCCTTAGCAAAGTTATAGTCCATATAGGCGGCAATAATTACGCCTTTCTTTTGCTTGTTACTATCCCGTGATTCAGTAAGAAACTTAACCAGATTAAACAAGTCATCATAAGTCTTGCGATTATCCCATACTTCGGTATAAAGATATTTAGGAACTGTTGAATTTCTAATATCATCAAGTCCGTATTCACCAACTGAATTAACACCAGTACCCCAGCCTAGATTATTGGGCCTTATCCAAAAAGTAGTGAATACCACCAGCCAATAAAGAGCTGGATAATTCATTACCATTGCTATCATATTTGTTACCGGGATCACCAAACATATCAATATGCCAACCATCAAACGGCATATTATCTCTAACTATTTGCATTTGATTAACTATATAATCCTGCCAAGGGCCATTCATCCAGTTTGTATTCCATAAGCTGTATTTACCCCAGCCATTATTCTTATCCAGAGTTTTATAGACAGAATCTAAGCTCTTAGAATTGTCATTATATAGAAACATCTCAGCAGACAATCCATGTACTAACTGGTTAGTATCAGACCCATTCATTGCCATATAAGCAAGAGGCTTCATACCATAGTCCTTAATCAAATTACAATAATCTTCAATTACTTTTTTACGAGTTAAACGATTACCTATATCTGTCCAAGTATTAGATACCTGTGTACTATCACCGTTTGCTGATACTGGCAATGGTAGTGAATGTAAGTCAAACCAGTCATACATTTGCACCAGATTAATATGTAATCGTTTCATATAATCTAATGTTTGTTTTCGATCAGTCGAAGAATCAACAGCATAACTAGATAGGAAACCCATAATTGGGAACTGGTAAACATTGCTACATACATTAATTGCAATCTTATTGTTATAGCCTACATTGCTACCAACATAGTTATCGATTACTACTGAATAGCCAACATTATCATCAGCAGGTAAGAACCATGACCAGCTAATTTCGGATGTACCATAATAGATCTGTTTTTCTGCTACCAGTTCATTTAGGTGATAGTAATGAACATCTAAATGACCATGGCCAGAAACACTCGTAACATGAAATATTACCTTTTCAGACGGATTATACAATGCTTTATTGGTACTTAGATCAATTAAAGTTGTTGAATCATCTGTATCTAACATACCAACAGAATAATTAGTTACGTTATTACCAATCTGCCAATGACCATTTGAAGTTATTTGAGGAATTTGGCCGACATCACCATTAATCGTGCTGATTTTTTGCTTTAAAAAAGGCCAGATACTATCGCCATCTTGCTGACGATAGATCCGACCATAGACCGTATCCATGACGTGGAAAGTCTTACCATTGTCGTATGACCGGCCCATTCCATAGATTCCTGAATCCGTATCATATCCGGCTTCACCAATGATTTGACGATACAGGGGTGTGGTAGATGGTGTAATTGGTTGCGACTCTTCAAGGATTAAATTGCCTGTCTTGTCATAATCACGGTCAATATCTCCAGTGTATGAACCAAAGCCACCAGATCCTTCGCCACTCATCTGCCAGATGTCATAGTTAGCTGGCTCATAGCTGTATGCTGCAATCCACCGATAGACACCCTCAGCGACCATTTTTGCATTGTCAAAATGACTTTTATAAGGGCTATCAGAGCAGTATAGACCAATCTTATATTTGTCGCCAATCGCTGATCTGAAAGACTCAAACTGAGCTGACCAGTCACTGGACAGTGTGCTATCTTCCATATCCAGGAAGAAATACTGGCTCGGTGTCAATCCAAGGCTTTGTGCGTCTGAAACTGCGAACGTTGCTTCACCGCTCAAGTTATACCAGTAATGATAGCCATGCCATTTAAGCCCGTACTTTTCACAGTTGGCAATATGTTCAGCTGCATGGTTATCTCTGCGGTTACCGACAGACAGGCGGATGATGACCGCCTTAATGCCATTTGACTTAGCAGCTTGATAGTCAAACTTGGTTGGGTCTTGAAATTCAGAAATATCAATCACATTAGCTGTCGTCATACACTGCCATCTCCAATCGTCACCTGTTTAATTTTCTGCATCTGATCATCCGTCATTGTTATCGTGATATCATTGCTGAAATTACTACCACTGATTTTTTGCAATTCAGCAATCATTTTGGATCGGTCTTGCGACTGATTCTGACGTGCTTCCCAGATTGACGAGTCAAAGATCTTATTACCAAACGTGATGGTTGAATTGTTCCCCACCTGGTCATCAAGGTAACGCGTAAAGCTCTGAATCCTAACCGAGACGTCCGTGCCATAGCGATCACGGATCCAGCCGGTATTTCCAATCTTAATGTCGTTGTTAAATCCTAGCGCGTTGCTCTTAAAATCTACCCATCCCATCGTGTACTGCACGTCCGGATAGTCGTGTAGCTTCGCTTTAAGAGCGCTGATGAGTGTTTGCTGGTCAGTGATGGTATCGCTTGAGAATGGTGCGTCCCATCGCTTGGTAACTCCTTTATCAACTAATGGGCTGATATAGTCTGCTTCGCAAGTATAAGTAACCGGCAAATCTTGGGTTGTGCTAGTACCATCTGTGGAGGACATATCTTGTAGTTTGGCACTCAATGAAGCGTTACGGACGCCAAAATCAGGTGACCAAGCACTTATTGATTGAATTACCGTTCCCCGTTGCTCGTTCGCAGCCATCACAAGAGTGTTAGCGTCTAAAGCAATCGCAACGTGATAGGTGCTGCCACGCCCACCCCAGAAAAGCATATCGCCGGTCTGATATGGCGGGCTGACCACTGCCCCCTGAAACTCCTCATAAGTTGTTGGTTGGTGCATCGAAACGCCAAAATGATTAAATACATACGCAACGAAGCCCGAACAGTCCCAACCGTTTGTAGTGCTTCCACCCCATACATAAGGTACTTTGCCAACGAAGCTTTTAACGTAGTTGATAAAGTCACTTTTATTGGTTGTGGTCACCGGTTCGTCATTATTTGACGTGTCCTGCTCGTTTTGCTTTCCATATCCATGAATTGCAGTGAACATATTTGAGTAATCTTCGTTGTATGAGATCGAAGTTGTGTTAACCCGGTCGACGAAAACGAAAGAATCATTGGTGCCAATCGTTTTGGCGATGTGTACCGTTTGATTATCAAACCAGTATTCGCAAGCCCACGCCTGCACGATTGCCGCCAGAATATCATCGCCGTGCCCATTTCCGATCGTGTCAGTTCCAAAATCATGATCGGAAAAATCCCCATCTACTTGATATTGAAAAGACGTGTCTTGAACCATGAGATCCAAGCACGCCTTTAGTGACTGTACTCCTGTTAGGGTGGCTTTTTGAAAAACACCGTGCAAGTCATAACCTATGTGCGTCGCCGTTATCGCATAGACCCGATAAGAAGTGTTAGGAACTGGGTTAGACGTAGTTAAGCGGTATTGCTGACCATTAACCGTAAAGGTGGTATCTGGGCCGATCATACCTTCAATTTGGGCATTTTGACCCGTTGCATCAAAGCTAAATGACAAAGTCGGGAAGCTGTTAATCGTGTCCGTAATTGATACGGAATAGGCAAGAACTACCGCTTGATTGCCTTTATAGTCTTTAACTGGGATCCCCAGCACGGTACCACCTCCTTAGTAGTAGAATCTTGTGTCAAAATTAATGGTAAAGCTAGTTGCTCCATCTATATGGATTTCATTATCCCCACGGGCAAAATCAAGGTAACCATGATCTGAATCCCCATAAATTTGTGTTCCATTTACTGTCGGCATGAAGCCAACGATTATCAGATTATCCGATGGACTTAGCTTATGGGTGATCGTAAGCGATTGGGTAGTTGTTTTGTTGGTGATGGTCAAAGCACTATCAACCGATCCGTTGAAGGAAATTGTTACTGGCCGTTCGTCTGCTTGAAGCGGAACCAAGCCGATATTGGTAAAGGTGAAATCTTGCGAATTAAATCGTGCTGTAAATTTTTTGCCCATCATGTAGTTAAGGCCAAATCCCATAAGGCCGGTATCGTCTGACAATTCCAAAGACGTGTTAATCGTTTCGGCATAACCACTAGGGCAGTCTAAGTTAATCGTAATGTTGTTTGATTGCCAAAAGTTTCCATTTTGAGTTGGTGCGATCTGCTCGGCTCTGACTTTGTATCGTAAATACGGTATGTTGCTGTCATAAACATAAAAATATTCGTCTGTATAGAAAATTTTGCGCAATTCGATCAGTTGCAGGCGGTAATCGTTCATATCCCGTGCGGTAATTACTACCGTTAATGGGATTACTAGCTGTCCTGTTTGTGCTCCTGTTAGTGTGGTGCCATAGTTTCCAATTTGCTGGTAGGTATAGGTCACGCTTGCTGTGGGAGGATTGTAAGACGCAACTCGAAAGCCTAATGCGTCCAAGTCAAAGACTTTACCATCAAGATGTTTAATCATGATCGAAGCCATTAGAATCCACCTCCTACTGGGATAGCTTGACCAACTGGAACAGCTCCTCCAGCCCCACGAATTGTGATTTCATGGGCCATCAAGGCCTTGTACTTAGGGTAAGTTACGCGGGCCATCGTCGTACCATCAACCACGAAATTCATTGTTAAGTTTCCGTTTAATCGTCCGCCATTACCTAGTGTTGGGACTTCGTTAGCGGACGGAGTTGCGGGTTGAATTTGGTGGCTTGCCATTTGTTGGCGCGTAATAATTTGATTGAGTTTTGCGGCAAACCCACTAGGTGACTTAGCGGCTCTTGCCCGAATCGCTTCCAAAATATGACGCTCAGACGTTGGCCGGGCGGGATTAATTGCAATCTCTTTTTGGCCTTTAACCTCACCAAAGATACTTGGACGATCAGCCCAACCACCGTTAGCCCAACCATGGCCATTACCAACATTACCCCAACCGCCTTCACCACCGTGTTCAAGCGCATTAATAGCGGCTAAGATCTGGTCATACCCATTAAGGATTTGACCGTGTCCTTTGAGCGCCCAATGGTTAAATGTCGATGGGATAAATTGAAGTAACCCTTGTGCCGGATTGCCGGATCTTGAGTTTTTGTCACTGATTTGCTGTCTAATGGTTGGATTCCCACCAGATTCCGTTTGAATCTGGCGAAGTAATTTGTTGATCTTAGCTTCGCTGGCATTTACATGAAGCTCTTTGAAGGCTTTCTCAATGTACGGCTTCCACCGTTGCGCACCAGATCCACTTGGGTTCGATGGCGTTAAAGCGTCCTCCAATTTTTGAAGTTCTTTTTTAAACCAATCGGCACCGACTTTAGGTAAGTAGTTAGCGGCTCCTTCACCCACATCATGCCATACGGCAGTTGCGGTATTCTTACCCTTGTGGAAGAGTCCAGTAAGTACGCTTAGCGGATCCTTAAGTGCGTCTTCAATCGCCTCGAATGTATCGCCGGCCCAATCCTTGACGTTGTCCCATGCGGCCGATAGCCAGCCCTTTTTGCCCTTAGCATAATGACTAAGACCGAACATTTCTGCCGTCTTCTTAGCCGGAATGACTTCATCGCCACGATTTAAGAAAACGAGTTGGTTACGGTTCTTCGGAATTTCAACCTTACCGTTAGCTCGAACAATCGCTTCCTGGTAGGTGTCCCCACCTTCGTCATTGACTAATGCTAGTTCGTCACGATCGTTAGCTGACGTCCCATGCGCAAGCTTTTTGATCGGGGTAATGGTCTCCTTCTTTCCACCGAAGAAGTGGATCACGGAATTAAGCCCGTCAACACCAGTGTTGATGAAACCAATGACACCGTTCAAGCCAGCTTTAGCAGCGTCTTTAATTCCGTCCCAAATGTTTGAGAAGAATTTCGCCATCCCGTTCCAGAGATCTTCCCAGATCCCTTTGATGTCGCCTAAAACATCTTTAATCATATCCCGGACACTACCGAACAGGTCCTTGCCAATCTTGGAAATCCCCTTCCAGATACTTGAGAAGATATCTTTAATGTCGTTCCAAGCACCCTTCCAGTTACCGGTAATTATATTCATTACCAAGTCAATCACATCTTTAATGACCTTTACGCCGGTTTTTACCACCGTTGCTAAGGCCTTAAATACGATAATAACTGCATTCTTAAAAATGTCCCATTCTAGCTTCCAGATATCCACGATAATCTTGGCGTAAGTCTTAACATTCGTCCAGACTGCCTTTAATCCGGCGATGACCAGCTTCGTAATCATAGCGAATACGGTCGACACCACAACAAAATTAGCCTTCCAAATAGTTGTCCAGACGATACCGATGAATTTTAAAATCGGGCTAATGGTTTTAAACAAATCACGGAATCCCTTAATGATCTGATCAACTGAAGGCTTAATGCTCTTCCACAGCCCACCGAACGCTTTGGTTACCGTCTTAAGCACATTACCAACCGTCTTGCTAATCGCCTTGATGACGCTGTTAACACCGTCACGAAACGTCTTAGAGTGCTTGTACGCCGTTACAAACGCCGTTCCAAGTGCCACGATCGATAGAACTATAATTCCAACCGGGTTACTTAATAGCGATAGTCCGGAGATGGCAGTTTTAAGCCTACCAAGTGCACTCACTGCTAGCTTGATCCCACTTATGGTGGAACTAACCGACTTCATCGCAATAAAGCCAGCAGCAATAGATCCAATCGCCGCCCCGACCGCTTTTAATGTAGTCTTATGGCTAGCAATTTCTTTTAGAGCACTATTTAATGGCTTGGCAAAGCCGGAACTCTCGCGAAGCGGCTTAGTGATGGCACCGATTGCGTCACCATTTGGCTTAAAGGCGTCACCGATCCCACTGAAGATTGTACTGATGATCTTACCCAGCGTCTCGTAAGGATTTTTAGGCGGGTTGTATGAGTAGTACACCGTTACATGATCCACATAATCTGGTTTCTGTCGAACGAATGTTGGGGTAGCTTGGTCAAATACGTCCGGGCCTTTGAAGTTTGCCGCTTCCTCAAACCACACAGCAATCACGCTATCCACAATGTTGGACTTAAGCTTCATTGGATCATCAGCACCATAGAAGTAAAACGTACTCCCGGTGCGCTTATGCGTAATACGCAACGGTGACTTGTAGAAATGATACTCATCATCCATATGCAACATGTTCAATGCCCACCTAATCTGGCTGTACACCGAATCATGCAGATAGCTGGCGTTCTCTCGCACACAAACCACGTTGACCTTGTGTCCCAGCATCGTCCAATGCTTAACCTTAGTAACTAGTCTCATGCTAATTACCGACGATTTAAACGAGCCACGGCCACCTTTACAGATCACGTATGGCTTGTCAGTATTCCACATTGGATAGAAGTGTGGATTGATCATGTGACTAAGCTTTATCGTCGCCATCATCAATCCCCCCCAATATCATCAATCAGCACTGTCTTATCATTTGTGTCGTTCTTACCAGTCAGTTCATCCCGTTTCCAGATAGCCGTATCAGCCTCTGCCTGCAGCTTTTTAAGCTGTGCGGCAACTATCGGATCATCAAGCGGATAGCGCTTCATAATCTCACGCGCAGCCACTGTGCGATCTTTAATTAACGGTGGCCGTTTAATTGTGCCACCATTTACATTATCTGGTATCTCTTCTTTTTCTTCGCCACGAAGCACTCGCGTTAGATACTGGAGCACTTCCTTAGCATCGGCAATCTTATGCGACTCAATTTCGGCCATTTTGGCGTCGATATAGGATTTAACGTTAAGCTTTGATAAGTTTTGAGCGCCTATCACTTTAGCGCTTCTAACGTTATACCCCGCTTTAATCGCAGATTGTGTGGCGTTCCCGCTCTTGATATATTCATCAGCGAACAGTCGCTGTTTTGCTGTTAATTTCATACCATTTCACCACACCGCCTTCCTAAATTGCTGTACTAAAAAAGCCCAGTCATTTAGCTAGGCTTGGGCAATAAATATCTTATTTTATTGTCATCGTTGACAACCTGACGAGCTGGAATCGAACCAGCACTCCCAATGTAAATTTTGATCGCATCAATTGTTAAGAATCGGGAGCTTACCACACGCCAGATAAGGATAGCGTATCGGTAAGGGAGGTTTATCACCTCCATTTTGTGTTGCTATCCTTATGAGCTAAGAGGCGGAGTCGAACCGCCTTCATGCGCTGAGAAACGTTGTAAAAATCAGTGCCCACCCGGTGGACGTTAGCTCTATCCGCAACCAGAGGAATCGAACCTCTCCGGTGCCACCAGGCGTTGCGGTGTACGTAATTATTCTTAAAGGAGGTCACACATCATTCGGGAAGAAAAGTGTAAGCTGATGGACGATTTGGATAACTATCCAACTCTTCCACAATACACATTATTGCACTTTACAGTCCTAATGCTTTCCGCATTTCTTCCGCACTTTTTCCGGTTTTAATTTTCCATAACTAGCATATCAGGGATCAACTCTTCCACACCGTAGATGACTCGGAACTTCTGCATAATGTCGGCAAACTCACGACACGCGCGCCGTTCAGCAATAGGATACTGGTCATTGCCACCAATATGTGCCGCTTGCTTCGCTTGCCATTGCTTCTCACCAGCTTTGAATCGATGCGTCAGGATAATCTTTGATTGTGCCGAGCATCGTTCGATTACACAATCCACGCACTCTATCGCCTGCTTGTAGATCATTCCATTGATCCACTTTTCTTCCGTGTGATTACTTAATGCACCGTGCACGCCGGTCACATCACCAACTGGTGAACTGATCGACCGTAGTGCCATGTACTGAGTCTTAATCCGCTGGTAATTGCGAGGGTGTCGACTGTCGTCCTTCAGGAAGAAGTCTGCCACCGCTTGTGCCGTTTGTTCTTCATCGTAGTCTTGAACAGCGTAGCCACGTAGTTAGGCATAATGTTCTTAGCGTACTTTTCAACACCCTTCTCAACCGTGATACCATACAGATCCTTCTTAGTTTCGGAATCTAGATCGTAGATGTTGATCGTTTCCTTGGTTTCGGTGATACCACCAGACAGCACCAAGTACGGGCCGTCGTCAGCGGCTAACGTCTTCATTTCATCGGTTAATTCAATCTTGACTTCACTTAATCCTGGTACCTTCCGTGTGGTTTGCACCAGGTCGCCGTCACCGACAACACCGTATTCAAAATTTGAACAACCAAACTTTGCTAATTTAGCTGGAGTAGATCCTGCCATTTAAATCATCCTTTCGTTTTGTATCCTTCGAACTTATTAACGATCATCGTGCAACCACTCAAATCCGGATCGGAGTAGCGGTAAACATAGTAGCGCGACCAACCGTTAGCAATGAGGGAGTCATAAATCATCTCTTGCATTTCTTCAATCGATTCCACACCTTCATCGCGCACCCAATAATCGACCTCCACACGCGGATACTCGATCATGCGCACGTCATCAGCACTCAGCTCATCATCGCCCGGAATCGGCGTGACGCGAATCCAGGGAGCAGAGGATCTTTTGATAAACGTGTCGTCTGGGGTCTCGGTAAAGATAGGGATGTAGTCCAGTTTGCTTTGGCGTAAGCTAGCCATCAAACTTACCAGACCGCTGTCTGCCGATAAGATATCGGCAATCTCAATTTCTGGCAAACTCATAGCTTAAGGTCCTCCACAAACTTAGATAGCACGTGTTGTTTCGATTCAGCCTGTGCTTTTTCAATGAAATGCTGAGCGGGCTGTTTTGACGTTCCCGAGTTTGGGAAGTGTGCAATATAGCCCTTTTCAGCGTCATAACCGACCGGGATTGAGATGTCGCCGGTCGTACCACGTAGACTGCCAATCTTGGTATGGTCAGCTAACGGCCCCATACCAGAGTGATCAGTACCGGTCTTATCGCGTGGTGTATCAGCTTTAAGCTGTTGCTCAAACGTCTTAGCACCGTCACGGACAGCACGACGGGCCTTGCTTTCGACAGTTTTATCGAGCTTTTTAAAAGTCTCAATCAACTCCTGGTCGCCCTTAACCGTTACGCCCATCGTCTGACACCTCCTGCGCGGCAATCTTAGTCAGATTCTTATGCTCATAGTCGGGATCCATGCCCGTGATCTCATATACATGCCCACGCCATTTGATCAGCCAGTTGGACTGGATTTCTTTTTGTGTTTTATAGGCAATCAAAAACACCGGCGTTTCCCTGCGAAAAGCGACGGTGTTATTAGTAAAATCACGAACTTTCATACTTTCGACTTCGGTCCAAACCGAAAATTCATCAACCAGCTGTGACTTAACAGGGCGGTGAGTTTTCGGGTCAACCCCTGTCTGGCGAGAGCAAAACGTGATCCGCTCCGTCATATTAGTTGTCTTCACTGTCTAGCTCACCTCTTAACTGATTGACAATTCCGTTGATACCTGACACCAGTTCGGGGCGGTAGGCATCAGCGGTCAGACCACGCTGGTAGTAGTCTTCTTTAACCTGCTTCATTAATGCGATTTTAAAGCGCGGCTCGTTAACGTAATCGCTAGGTGCCGAACCATATTTAATTGCTCGTGCAATCTCAATCTCATCAGCATTAATGATCATCTTAAGGACATCATCATCGTAGTCTTGGTCGATTTTGCAGTAGTTTTTCAAATTGTAAAACTCATCGCCTGTCAGAATCATAGGTCATCACCTACTTTACCAATGCCAGTAAGTCGGACTTAGTCATGCTTGACGTGTAACTAATGCCGTGCGCGTCAAGGTAAGCCTTAATCTGGTCAACCGTGTTGGCATCGGTTGGCTTAGTGTCGTCCGCCGAACCGGACGGCGTTATTTTCCCGCAGGCGTGTAGGTTACAAAGTAGCCGGCATTAGCGTCAGCTTGCTTAGTGTCGAAACGTACAACGGCTTGCAGGTATTGACCGTAGATGTTGTCATCTACCCACTTGACTTGGATATCCTTACGGTTAGCGTAAAGTACCCCACGAGCCAGGTCACCGATAAAGGCGTGAGCTTCGCCAGATGCACCGAGTAATGTATCTTCCACAACAACAACCGGTACACCAAGCAGAATGCGTGGAGAGCCTTCGGTAATTGGTTCGTGCAGCAAATACTGGCCGTTCTTATCCTTGAGAGTGTCAAGGTACTGGTAGAATGATTGGCTAGCAACAATCATCTTGTTGTAAGCCGGATCCAGGTCAACGTTCAAGATATGCTTGATATCGTCCACAGATTCACCAGTAATGGCCTTAGCCGTAAAGGACTTCAAGACCATTGAGATGGCATCGTTGGTGGTATTGATCTTCTGTTCGTTAGCGTTCCGGGCAACTAAACCAGTCAGGTCAATTGCAGAATCGTCGATTGATTCTTGAGACACAGGAATAGCCCCACGATAGGTGGCAACCTTCCAATCAACGGACGTGAACGTTGGCTTAGCCAGGTCCGGGTTCTTAGCCAATTCTTCGACAGTGGCCATCTTAGCAGTGGCCTTCTTCAGGATCGGGTACGTCCCAGATGCCGTCGTGGCTTGAAATTGCGTAACGTATTGAGTCAAGTCGGTTACGGACTTAACTTCATTTTCTGGGTTATATTGAATTGATTCTGGAATCGTCTTAGAAACGTCAGTTGAAGTGATTCCACCGTCCCGCTTTTCCGGGTGCAGGAAATCATTGAAGGCACGCTTTTCGTCGCCATCATCACCGTTAGGTTCGTGTGGTTCTGGTGCCGGGTTGCCCTTTTCAGCAGTGCGATACAACTTAATGTCATCTTCGATAGACCGAATTTCTTCATTCAGCTTGTCGATATCGGAGCGCATAGCCTTAGCCTTGTTCACGTCGTCTTCACTTGCTTCTTCATTGGTCAAGAGAGAGCGCATTTCTGTCGTCTTTTCGTTGACTAGCGACCGCTTACCTTCCAATTGTGCAAGCAGTTCCTTAATTTTTTCTTTAAACATGTGTTCACCTTCCTATTTTAGAGTGAGTTAAGTAACTCTTCCTTTTCGTATTGCAGCAATAACTTCCGCCGTTCCTTATCAATCGCGCTGTGAGATTGCTCCCGAACCCGATTGATGGACCGTTGGCCGACAACGGCTTCCGTATCCGGATATGCTGGCGTCGTTACAACCGAGACGTCGTAGAGATGGTCAATCTTACGAATTGTTCGGTCATAATCCACACCATCACGCGTGGATTCTTGCCAATCTTCCGCGTCATCATCAGGCGCGACGGTAAACGCGAAACTACATTGATTAATCACACCCGCGTTGATGTTCGCCACCAAATCACGAGCAAATGACGTATCCGTCGGCTCAACAGTAAATTTCAGGCCAATGTCATCTGGTTCAAGCGTCAAATTAACTCCTGAACGTCCCAAAACTTGGCTTTGATCGTGATTGATCGTGGCCACCACATTAGACATATCCGCCGAATCAAGTGCACCAGGTTCGATTTCCTCTATAAAACGACAGAAACCGCCCAAAATTTCGGACGGTTTGTTGTACTTCAATGCATATCCAGTAATAACGGTGTGTTCCGGCTCATCATCATTCTGTGCTGTCCGCTCCAGCGTCAACGGGGCCGTTACTTGACGAGTTTCCAAATCGATTGTCACTATGCTCACCCCCTTTCTCTGAATCTTGGTATGATTCTTTTTTGTCCAAAAAGACAGTGTTGAGAGTGGATTGGAATCGATCCAGATCCTTATTGTCTGACTTCGGCATTCCCATCAATACTCGGCCTTCGTTTGGCGTGATCACCGTGTTATTAGCCAACTTGTTTACTTCGTCGGCTGTCAGACCTGTTTCCCTGCGCGTATCAAACTCAATGTGGTAATTATGACGTTGCCGATCAGTTAGCATCGTCATTTCAAGGTTGCTCGTGACCGGTTTGAAATAGTACGGTAAGTCAGACTTGATAAAGTCCTCGTTGAGTTGCTTGATCGATTGGTTTGGACTATTGACCGCCAACTTGTAAGCGGGAATATGAAGTGCCTTAGCGATCTGGCTAGTTGAATAGTTGTTTGAATTGATCAACTGGAGAATGTTGGTATCAACTTCAATCGGCGTGTAATCCATCGTGGAATCCATGACAATTGGGCTGCCAGCAGTGCCACCGTTTTGTGCATACTCAAACTCGATCCGTGCCTTGCGCCGAGTTTCCTTGCTCAGTCTGGATCCGGACAGCTTAAGAATCCCACCCTTTAAGCCAGACTTGAAGAAACGGCGCAGAGTACTGATCCCGTCTTCTTGCAGACCGATCTCATCACCCAATGAAAGCAACGGTGACCGACCATGAATACCGTCATAGGTGAAAAACATGAAATGAATCACGTCATTAGCGTCCACAATGATGGTGTTGGACTCGCCTTTAATGTTGATCGGCGTAAATTCATACTTGATATTCTTGACGTCTGAATCATCGATATAGGTTTGTGACGTCGGAAAGTATTGCAATTCCAGCGGGTCGCCAGTTTTCGGATCGCGAATAATCCGGGTAAAAGCATCCCCTGTTAGAATTGCGTTGACCGTCATAATAAATTTCCAATGGTAGGCCGATAACGTATCGTTAGGGTGCTTATTCAACAAATAGTCAACTGATTTAATCTTCTTGGTTTCGTTCTTTTCGTCGTCTAGAACCACAAGAGGAAAGCGGGCTACGCTACTAGCCACGTACGACACAGCAGTTAGTACGTCAGAGTTTTTCAGCGCGCTAATCCCGATATACCGCCCAGAGTTTGACCAGCTCGGAATCAAGCCCTCATCGATGTAGTCAGTAGCCCAGTCGCGTTTTTCTGGCATTTTAAACAGCATTCACGTTCTCACTCCCCTCTAATTGCCGATAGCACGGCGAGAATCATTAGTTCAAAACTGACGACCATGACGCCTAAAAAAAGGCCCTTAGAGAATGCACAGATGGCAAACCCTAAAAAGCCTAGCAAAAGCAAAATAGCCGGCTCGTTATTTTCCCAGAAATCCATTGCATCCCCTCCTTAAAAGCCAAAATCGTCACTCATCACGTCATCATCAGTTAAATAGTTGTCGATATCATCTCGGAAACAAACGGCATACGCGTCAAGCAAAGCATCGGCTGCGTCGATCTTGTTTGAATAACGGTTCTTGTCGATTCTGACACCGTTGTTATCCGACCTGAGCACCGCGTTAGAAATTGCGCCGGCTAGAATCTCGTTGTTGGGATGCAGAACCCGCTTGTCAAGCACGTCATCACGGAATTGCTTAGTCGGCATAGAGAGAGTCAATGTCCCTTGCCGAATCTGGATCTGTTGCCATTCAGGATGATTCTTTTCAATCTGCGTTAGCAGTGGCCCATATTGTGCCGGGTCAAAACAAATCGCTTGAACATCGAGATTGTGGACGTTCACAAAATCATCAAGCCAGGTAAATACCCGTTCAACATCAATGACGCCTGATTCAAGCTGTGTGATTTCGCACTGCCCCATCTGTTCTAATCGCCGATAATCAAGTCGATCGGCCTTAATCTTGGCGTCTAGGCCGTATTTGGTGGCCACGAACGCGTACGAATCCGCGTACCAGAAACCTTCTTGTGGTATTAACCAGCTAATGGCATACAAGTCGGATGATTTACCCACATCAATGCCAATCCAAGCACGTTGGCCGTCAATGTTAATTGGATCCACGCATGCGGCGTTCCAGGTGTCAATATCCATATATGAATCTTCTTCCGCCTGACGCCACATATTGTAATTTTTTACGAGAACAGCGTTACGGGTTCCTTTTTCCTTAGCCTCAGTCCAGCGCTTGTCGAGATAGCCATAAACCTGGTCTTGCAGTTCTGGTATGGCAAGGATCGGGTTAGATTTAATCCACATTGACTTGTCGTCCACTTCGGCCGCGTCGTCTTGCTCGGCAATGTAAGCAAAGTAGGTGTCATCCACAACCTCACCACTTAAAATCTTAGTGGCGTACGGATATTCGATCGTATGCATCGGCGCATTAAGGTCAAATCCGGCGGTTGAAATAATGAGAATCAGCGAATTGTCAAGCAAGGCCTGACCAGATTCCAGCAGTTCCATCATTTCGGTTGTCTTAGAAGCGGCGTATTCATCCAGAATTCCAACGTGTGGTTCGAAACCATCGACCGTCCCTGTATCACGAGAGAGCGCACGCACGTAAGAATAATCGTCCAGGTTGTCAATGACGTCGCGCATCACCTTAGTTCCACGCTTAATATCACCTTCACGTGACCGTAAGGCGTTTAACCGTTTCTTGATCATCGTAAAAACGATATTAGCTTGTTTACGGTCGTTAGCCGTACAGAATATCTGACGCGAGAACTCTGGTGAATTGCCCATCAGAAATTCATACAGAGCCACACCAGAAATAAGAATCGATTTACCATTCTTGCGGGCCATCGAAAGCATAGCCTTACGGAATCGGCGCTTAGTGGCGTCCTCTTTTTTCCACCAACCGTACATGTTGGCGATGATGAAACGCTGGAAGTCGGCCAATGGATAAGCTTGTGGTTTCCCACTTTTTGGTTCTGGCAGAATTTCCATAAACTTAACTGCCTTTCCCGCTAGATTTGGATCATAATGCCATCGCCAATCTGTTCGTTTCAAGTCTTCTTGATGCCGTTTCACCGCAAGATTAACTGCCTTAGAGGTAATAAGACGTCCGTCCAGCACACGCTTTATGAAATTAGGCATAA